GCAGAAAGAACAATCGTACAAGAATAGTATAAGACCAGCTGAAATGATACCTCCATTTATTGTTGCTAGTGGAGATGATTTGACTATTATTAATAGTAGCCAAAATACTTTTGCTGGTAATAATGCTATTATTAATAGATATACTTTAAATCCTATGATAATGTCAGCTAGTAGCAGTGAGTTTAATTGCAATACTAACAAACAACAAAATGATGCTTGTGGTCATTCGATAGATACGGTAGCTTTTGGACACACTATGGATCAAGCAGAAGGAGGTCTTAGGGCTGCTTTGTCCTCTGCTATAGATAGTAATTATGCTGATAATAATGTAAGATTTTTTGGCTTAAGAGGACCATTAATGGTTCATGGGTGGGGCTATGACACTGAAGGATATCCCGTACCTAATTCTTCCGGAGAATTTAAAATTCAAAATGGAAATATTGTTAGAGATTCAAGTAATAATCCGGTATATAAAAATCAAATCTTACAAGCTGATGGAACATATTCTAAGCCGTATAAAGAAAATTCTTTTTATAAGGGGTGGGCTCAATTACCGTCTACATGGCCTGTAGGACCGGTAGATTTAAGGTGGGACGATGACGCTGGAGTATGGACTGTAGGAAATAATTATAAGCCTGTATGGGTTGTTTTGGAAAACGATCTTGTAGACACCGACCCAGTTAGAGGTACTATTTTAGAAGGATATTTGGGCAACGATCCTCTTCCAAATAATTTGCGTAAGCTTGTGTTTGTTAAAGATGGGTCCAGACTATTTTCTGCGCCAAGAGGCGGAGCTGTATATTGCAAATATAATAGTGACAATGGTTTTTATGAGCCTATATATAATCAACCATTTATTACTTCTGGTACCATTATTGGTCCAACACTAGCCACAATATATAAGGCTTATAATAGGTCTACCATAACGCCAGCTGATGCTACTCCAGATAATTATCAAACTAATTTTAGTAATCCATTAAATTTGAATGCTAATATTAATAGCGTAGGATTATTTGTATATTTAAACGGATCATGGGTACTACAGTCTACTAGGACATAACAATGAGTGATTGTGCTATTTTTAATAAAAGTTTGGTTTTAGATGCTGATTTAGATGCTGCTAATGTATCTATAGATATTTCTAAACTCAGAAGCCTAATAGGGGCTTACAACATCAATACAAGCGGCCTATGGCAACCGATTATTATTACTGCAAGTCAGTCTAATGCTATATATTGTGAACCTCTTATTATGGCTGGTTTGGGTACAGCTTCTTCTTTTTCTCCGTGTAATTGCAGTGACGCTGGTTTGAACAATGTTACTGATTCTCAGTTCGAAGATTTTCAAGACTCGAATCTTAGTTGTAATTATTGCGGTAGTTCTAGTATAGAATCTTGGAATTTAGTAGATGCTAATGGAGAAAAATCAGCTGACTTGAAAGCTGGGGGGTGCTGCTCTGGAGCTTGTGATATTCGTATGAAAAAGGATGATTACATTCCTAAAATTCCTGTATTAAATCATAGCTATATTTCTGGTTTCTTAGATTTTAAATATATGTCAGAGTTTCCTGCTTGTACTAATGCTGGACTGGGTTTTGAAAAATTTATTACTATACCTGAAAATAATATATCTAGCATAGCAGGAGCTGATTTATGTATAGACTGGAAAATAAAAGATACTATTAGTGAAATTCCATATAATAAAATTTATACCCAACACGATAGCGAAAACCTACACAATAAATCCTTCACTAAAGCCAAGCTTAAAAGTCAAACATGTGGTAATTTTATTTTAACCAAGCTTAATACTGATTATGAAACAGAATATAAAACTTTATTTCCTAAGCTATCTGGATTAATAGGGTCAAATGATCAGAATAAAAGAATAAATATTCCGTCTGTGTCTAGTTTTCAGGAAACTCCCTACGGTTTCGACAAACAAACATACAACAACATCTATATTAATAATGACAAAATTGGTTCATATTGGAAATGGAATTATACGTCTGGAATTATAGGTTGGTATAGATATTTTGATATTAATCGCCCAAATGATGTAAGACCTTTAAAAGGTATAGATTTATATATTTCTCCTGGCGATATTTTTTTTGCAACCAATGATGGTCCCGAGCCAGAGCCTGATGTAGGAGATAGTAGTAGTTTCATAAAGGGATGTCCGTCCGGTTTAAAAATCGTAGACAATAACGAGGTATCATGCATTATCCCGTCTGGCTCAGAATTCATGTATATTTCAGCCAATATTTATCCTCAGTTTTTTAGCATATATAATACGCTTTTGTCTACAAATGGCGTTGATACTATCAAAACACTTAATCAAGCAGCCTTATTGGCTACCGCTCCAGCTTACGATAAGGTAACTGTTGATCTTAACAAAAGTTCTTTTTTAACAAACTACCAGTACAACGCTCTGCAACAAATTGATGTATTTAATCGTGATATGTTGGTTACAACGAAATATGACTCTGTGAGTAATCTATATTACATAAGCAATAAAAAAGAATTAATTCATACACTGGTTAATAAATATGGAGCATATCTGTGGATTCCTCCAAATAGCTCACAAGATATAATTTTCACGATTCCCACTCAAACAGACTCTTTCTATGTGGACATAGATTTTGATCTAGCTATCAAAAAAAATGACACAAAATTTAGAAATATTAATTGCAGAGAAATACGTTCGTGTGGTACTAGGAATTACAATAAAAATTTTTATTACGATCAAACTATTGCTTTAGGTACTACCAGTTTATCTACGGCGTGTTTTGATGAGCTTAGACACAAGCAAACCTGTGCCGTAACAAATGATACCGCTATTGTAACCAAATATGACTTTAATAATTATTCTACACTATATCTCAATAATTCTCGCATCAAGTCTGTTCCATCGTCTGCTACCTGTATTAAGTTTGAGGATAGTTATCCTAGAATAGTAAATAGTGAAGATCCGTTAAGTTTTTGTTACGACTGTGATGAAAATTCTTCGTTTTATTTGGTGCCCGATGCCGAACTATCTTTATGTAGAGACGGAGATTTTTGTTTTACTGAGCTAGCCAAAAGATTTAATAATTCTCAAAATCCGCCAGGAAATAGAAAAGAAAGATATATTTCTGATGATACTTTACGAATAAAAAGATCGTATAATGCTCTAGCCTTTAATCCATACATAGATATTATTGCATTTCATAAAGATAATGGTATTTTTTTTCGCAGTAGATCTTTTGGTAATAAAGACGGATTAACAGTATTTGATAGACTTAATAGCACTATTACTCCAGGAAATCCTAAGCTGTCTTTTGTTACCAAGGACATAGGACTAAAAATATATGGATTATATGCCGAAAAATTACAATCTTCTAGTACCTCTTCTTGGTCATGTAAGCGTTTTCCCGTGGATCTAAACGCGTGCAAGTGTTATGGGTTAAATATTAGTGATTATTCAGCTCATCCATACAATTGTGACGGCAATACTTATGGTTATGCTGATGTTTTTCTGCCTGGTCTTTCTACTAAAAATTCTCCTACTCTTAGGAAATATGGTGGTTATTCTCAATCCGAGCTTGATAGCTTATTTGGTCAAGGAGTTTTAACGGCAGGGGGTTCTTTACCAAGACTAACGAATAAAATTATTCCAGACCAGCCCTATGGTTGTGAAAGATCAATTTCGATATCATTAAAAAACTATGTAAATAGCGAATGGGTTGTAAAACCAGAACAATTTTCTACTGATCATTCGGATGTATTGATTTCCGTTAGCGAATACGGAGATCTAGCAGCAAGGTTTGCTCTATATACTTTTAATGATTTTTATTTTACTGCAAGAAATAATCCAGCATGGAAAAGATTTTTTACTAAAATTAATATTGCTCCATCAGGAGCCGGAGCTAGTAGCGACAACACCATATGGAAAGACCAGATTTTAAATTTTTTTCCTAAAGGAAGCACGATACCCACAGCCCTATCTGTTTATTTACAAAATCCATATCTAGAAAAACTAACTAAAGACGAAAAATACGTATTGGCACCTCCGTCTGGCGATTTGGTTTCCGGACAAGATTATATATTCGGCCAGCCGGTATCGTACGGAGATCCTGGAATAACTTCTAGAGGAGACGAAACAGTTACTGTTAGTTTAAATTTCATCAACAGGCCCCGCAAACAAATATTGGCATTTGGTATCGATCCTCCAGTAATGCAGGGTACGCTACAAAAAGGATTTTTTCATCCCAATAGTGGTTTAACCACAGACTCTACTTATCATGGTTTGTCCCCAATCAAAAATAATAAAATATATTATGACCAACCTTTATACAATGATTTTTATGATGCGGGGACCGTGCTTGTAGGTGACATAGACGAATCTATTCAAAATTTATTTAACAACATTAGTCAATTTGACAGACACCGCAAGCCAAGACTTTATCTGCAAATTAATGGTAATTGGTATAATGCGATAATTCCTAATAGGTATGGATACAAACATCAAAATTATACGTTCGTGGGTAGACCATCATGGTTTGAGTATGTTCATCATAAAACAGATTCTTTGAATATTCCCGGATTTATTCCCATATCCCCTAAGCAGCACGTTCCACTCAATTTTATTAGCAATCATACAACAAAATTTGATTTTTCAACTAATGCTATTAGTCCCATATTATTTGATAAATTTGAAGTATCTAGTGATAAGACCATTATTCTTCCTGGATCAAGATATTATTTTATGGTGCCAGAAATTGATCCCTCAATACCTATTCAAATAGCATCCTTAGATGACGTTGGTACCATGAGCGAAGAAGCCCAAAACAAAATAACTTTTGGTAGTATCGTACAATTTGGAGATGGTCGTAGATGGATATATCGTGGTCCTAATAAAACTAGTCCAGAATCCTATGTGGCCACAGATTACAATTATTTGTATCATAATTTTAGCGATCTACATATCCCATACAGCGCAACAAATAGAGCGGGCTATGTATATAACTCTAGAAAAAATGTTAATCGCAAAATAGCTTTATACAATAATAGAGGAGAATTAGATACTAATACTATTCTTAAAAAAGAATTATTAGTGAAATTCGATAAATCTGTTACCAGTTTCTTTACGGGTAACGAAGCGACCAAGATACAAGTCTACACAAAATTTCTTTTACAAAATAAGGTTCGCAGCGGATATAATATGATAGATCCTCTACTGCTTTTCTTGGCAGAGCAGGACGAGAACATCATAAAACAGTATTCTTTAACTGTATATGTTCCTACATTATGGTTAAGATCAGAATCTGATACTTATCTAAGTAGTCCTCAAAAGACTAAGTGGGGAGATGTTTTGTATTATGATGGCGAAATATTAGACGATTTAACGTCCGTCAATGTTGATGCATCGTATTGGTATCCTACTCCTACATATAAAAATACTTTTTATAAACTGATTGTTAATAATCATCTACAAAATCAACATAGATATCAGATATTTGTTTCTAATAACAATATTACATATACTATTGATCATAATGATTTAGTATATTACAATATACATCAAAAATATAATACTGATTATAGCGATAAATTTTATAGTACTAATTTAGAAAATTATCATAATTATCTGCCTTTTATGGATATTAATTTGCTTTCTACAACAAGTAGTTCACCTATTATATCTTCATTAAATAACTTAATAAAATCTTCCACCAAACCCATTTCTGGAACAATCAAAACAACTTCGTTGTATAATGAGTTGCCCGATGATTATGAGTGGGGTAGTTTTATTGATCCCAATGCTAGTAGTGATAGAAAATTTTGGATCAATTTACCTTCGGACACCGAGCTGGTTTCAGCTTTCGTTCCTACTCAAACAATTTATTCTACTACTTTGCGTATAGACGATCCGATTTATTGGTTAAATAAAACCAACAAAACTTCCGTAATAGACGAAGAAGAGTCTGTTAATTGTTATAGAGTTTTTAATCCTTCTTCACGCATAAGTACACTATCTTCCACAAGTAATTCTTTTTTACCTTCTAATATGGGTTCCACTACAGAGATTAGAAAACAAGTTTTTTATAGTCATCCCATTTATTGCGACACCGATGATCCCACTATATGTGGTCAACAACCATGCGAAATTAAAAATATAGGATCTGTAAATCTGACCTCGGAATTTAAAATAGCAAAAAACAGAACCCTATCGTTGCGTTCTGTGTCTGATGGTATTCCATATATTATATCTTATGATGCTGGAAACTATAATTCATTTGGCACAAAATCGGTGACCACAATAAAAAGATTCGAAATTAAACCTGATTCATGGCTAGATTCAACAAATAGCTGTTCTTCTGATATGCTTAGGCCTCTTAATCTGAGGTTTAGTACACTAGATAGTAGATTTCAGTCCAACCTTACTACAGTAGAGGACCATCCTTTATTAATCAAACAAACAGACGATATGGCAAATGAAATATTGTTTAGAATAATGCACGGAGAAAAAATTCCTATCAATAAAGATATTCTGCTTCAAGAAAATAAAACATTAACTATTAGAGATTTGCTGTCTTATAGTGAACCTAAAATTACAGCAAAAGATATTTATGATCAAATTTTATATAACTATGATCGCTCTATTATTCCTAATAATTTAATTTATAGTAGCACTTTGTCTATTGATGGAATATTGTCTGTTGGTAAAAATATTAATATATCTATAGGATCAGTAATTATAGACCTTACCATCGTACGAGAGGAAACAGACACAGAAACCATCATTGCTTTGCAAGGAACATTTAATAATCAGCCTATCTATGGAAAAATTTATACAGAAAAGTATCAAGAAAATAGTCTAATAGTTACAGAAAATAATAACAGCGCCCCCGAACCATCTTCGGACAATGAAACCATTATTAAGGTTGGATCACGAACAACTAGAGCAACTTACAGCTGGGGCTCTTTTGCTTCTGCGGTTAAAGCTGGAGAGAGTTGGTCTGGTCCCCCAGACAACTCCTGCGAAGACGTCTCGGTGACCACTGGACAAACATGGACTCCGGGAAATTATCAAGCAACCATGATTTTCCCTCCGGGTATTCAATACGAGCCGAGACCTACTGTCTCTAGATGTACTGCTAATTTTGATCAATGTCAAGATTTTCAATATGCATATTGTAGGCGCAATAGAAACTCAGAATGTGCTACTTGTAAAGAAACATTGGTAGAAACAGAAGGAGATGACTTTCAATATAATTTTTCTGTGTGTCGTAATAACTTTACTTTATACGGACATACCTATAGAGAAAATCATTTTGATCCAGTCATCCCTACAACAGAAGCAATAGAAACATACGAAACATTTGGTTATGACTGTGGATTTCCTGCATCTCCCGGTATTGCTAGAGGATGCTGGGGACCAAGAGCTTGTCCAAGATGTTCATATCTAATTATTGATGTTTTTGGAGGATGTGAAGGATGTGGAGCTTATTGTGGTAACTATATACCAGGAGGACCTTGGACTGAAACATGTGTTGTTCGTAAATGCTTAAGTAGACCAGCTACCGTAAAAAATATTTATCATAGAAAGACACTCAAAGAATTCGATCCCTACAACCCATTATGTCCAACAAATTTATGTACTATAACATACAATAATTATGCTGTAACCATCACTTATCCCGATACTAGGATTGTTATGAGAAGATCATCAGCATACGATCCAGCAACTATATCGCAAGAGGGTACGGCCTCTAGCTGTGCTATTGTAGATTTTAATGGGGCTTGCCCATATATTACTATCAATAGTTTACCATCTGATTTTGTTATTCAAGAATCTATTAACTCGGAATGCTCTCCCTGTAATCAACCTCCATTAAAAATAGATATACCTGAACAAAAACAAACTTATGCTACGATAAAAGAAAAAAGAAAATGTATTATTGGTACATTTGTATATGGAGAGATTAATCCAAATCCATTGATCAACATAGGAGCTACTAACGAATCCGAAGAAGGAGCTTGTAGAAATAGTTGTTGTTTTGGTGGCGGTGGTGGTTTTTGTTGTCCTCCGTGCTATGGTGCTGGATCCAGTCTACGCAAACAGTGTTCTGAGGGTTTTGAATGGTTTGCTTGTTTAGGATCAATGAGTTACTCGCAGTCTACTCCCGCTGCGGTGCCGGTGGACAGATGGTTCATGGGTGGCTGTGGAGGACAACCAGTAGGAGAGGGAACACATCGTCCGTTAGGTCAAATGATTTGCGAGTTTGGTGTTCCTGCCATGGCCGAAGGACCAGCAGCTGTCGAACAATTAAATGAATGGAAAGCTTCTATAGATGAAAGTTATTCTCAGGGCGGTCGATGCCTGGAAAATGTACACATACCAGAAGAAGATATTATGCATGGCATAGTCCCTGGTTCTTGTAGTTCCATGCCTCAGTATAAAACCTATTCATTCAAATCGTTTAAGGCTAGACCAGTTGGGAAAACAGATGTTGAAGTACAAGAATGGTATGTTAATGTAGAAGTAGCTTACTATGAATATGAATATATTAGGCCAAAAACAATACAGGATGTTTTAAAGCCAGAGGGAGCAGTTTGTGCTGGACAAACAACAGTAAATCCAGAAGGGGATATACCGGCGCTAACTTTACCAGAAGCTCCTCCAGACGGTGGCGGTTGGGATTTTGTCGGTCAAATAAATAGAGCTGGGCAATTTCAATGCTGGAGTCTCGGTTTCCCATCATGGTTTACTTTACCAGGATGGGGTGATTGGTGGGGATGGAATGCATGGTTCTATCCAGTACCTCCCAGAATACCAGCAACATTTGTATTAACTGAAAATTATATTAGAGACAATGGTTGTACTGATGGTATATCTAGTTATTATAGGTATAACCTACACAGATTAGACCCAAATTGGCAAGAGCCGCCTATGCCTTGTGCTGCTGCGGATTGGTATTGTTGGTCAACGCAAGATATGAGATCTCAATTTTTATCAGCTAAAACAGGAAAAGTATGGGTATAAAATATGTATTGTAATTTTGAATATACTGGTAAGCAGTTCAATAATAAAAAAGTATATACGTGCAAAGAATGCGGTATTACTCTGGGATTAGATAGTCCTGAAATAAAAATATTGTGTTTTAAACAACAACAAAAATTAGCAGATATGACATATAACCAGCTAACAGGACAAGTAGCTGAAAATAAAGATATTCCTGCTGGAGTTGATTTAGCTAAATTCGCCGAAAACGAACTAATAGCCAGATCAATGGCAGCTCAAGCAGATAAAGAGAAAGAGAACCAAGAAAATAATTTATGTTCTCAAGAAGAAATAAACAGCAGATTAACAATATGTAATAGTTGTGAGCACTTTAAAGAAAATGCTTGTATGTTATGTGGATGTAAAATAGTCAGAGAAGCTAATTATCAAAATAAATTAGCCCATCGTGACGCTAGTTGTCCGATTAATAAATGGGGTCCAATTAAAAGCTAAAATCCTTTGGTCCTATTGAGAGGATAAGAGAATTGTTTTACAATCTGAGGATTACTATATAATTGAGCAATAACAGTGAATTGCTCTATTTTGTTTCCGTTTTTTATTCTAACAACAACAGGTACTTTTTGGTTTCCTGTCCAAGATCTAAAAAAATGGATATAAACAGTAAAAAATCCATTGGGAGATGAGCCAGGGGGCCAAAAAATATTTTCTACAGGAGATTGTGATATAGCAGCGCTATTAGCGTTCATGTCAATATCTAACATACCATTAGATAGTCTACCAATTCTATTAGTCCAGTCTATGCTGTCTATTATTCCATTACCCGGAGTAAATTTTACATGTAAATCTACATCATCTATCGTATTCCATGCTAGAGATATTTGAACATCTCCTGTTTTGGCTCCGTACGCAGATAGCCTACCTTCTATGTCGCCCCCTGAACTATTATTTCTTGCAGCTGCGGCTCCTACTATTTTAGTATTGTTGTCTATTCCTTGTTGCAGGGAGCCCATGATAGCTGATACTGCATCATTATTAGATACAGCGACATGAGACGATTCTTGTTGCTGAGTATTTTCGATTGACAGGGATTCATCTTCAATATCTATTTTTGTTAATAGGCTATCGATATCGGTAATTGACACATAAGTTATCGATTGTTCTACGTCTACCGAAGGAACTTTGATGTTTTCGATATCTATAGATGGAATATTATCACTATCATCAGCATTCTTATTTTGTGTGCCTGATAAAGCATCTACCGCAGAAGACAATTCTTGCAGAGAAGGCAGGATGCCTACCGCTATATCTTCGATTGGTTCTTCATTGCTTGAGTCTGTGAAAGAAAGCTCTATTGCAATAGGCTTAGGGGGTTCCGTAGAACCACATACCAAAGCTAAGACTGTTAGTAAAACAGAATGTATAATAAGACTAGGCCAAATGCCGTTGTCGTATCCGTATAATACTATTTTATCTAAACAACTTATGATTTTTTGTTGTCGTGTTCTTTTTGCCATTTGTGCCAACCGCCGTGATCTAGCCAATTATTATTGTCGTCTTTACGCTTAGGAAATAGAGTGCCACCTTTTTTATGTTGACCAAAAGCTAGAATAGCTCCACAGTCCTGACATCGTAATTCGTAATAATCATTTCCATCGACATTTCTAACGACAAACCTAAAATTTGTGCTGCCACACAGACCGCACTTTTCTTCCGAAAAAACTTCTTGAATAATAGCTAATTCTTTAAAAATTTCTTTTTGTCCAGAACCCTCTAATTCAAATTGTAGCTTATCATTTGGTTTGTATATTACTTTCATAATTATTTCCAGTTATCCTGGTATCCTATCAGTTCATTTGGAATAGAGGATATATCTTGCTGATATTTGGTTAATTGTTGTATAGCCGCAACAGCACCCTCATGAGATATATTATATATGGTGTCAAACTCCAAGTCAAGACCCTTTAATAAGGATATTGTATTTATATTAAGTCTCTTGGATAAAACATCCATAAAATTGATCTGATTACTGCTAATTTTAGATACGCTATTGGCATCTGGATGATCTTCTATATTATTAGCCAATTCTTCTGCTGCTACTACTTTACGCAACTTTAATGCTCTACGCAAAGCTCTACCTTCTGCTCTGGTTTCTGCAACAGCGACGGGGTGATTACGATATATTTTGTCACAATTGCCCCAATATACGTCAGCAGAGCCGTCTATAGAGACGATATTTAAGCCTTTAGCTTCAAGAGAAGCATCGTTTAAACAGTACGATATAGAGTGAACTACAGTGGCCCTTTTTTCATTTGACGGGTCGGGACTTTGTATTACATTGCTTGTTGACGATACAATGTGACAGTTTAAGGCTATTTCAAATACTCTTCTAAGGCCGTCTGTTGTGGGATTGCCCACTATTTTTTCGTCGTCCGACAATAAAGACAACACATAATCTGTCCACCCTAAATCATTAGGTGTTACTTTTGTGGTTTCTTCCGTATTTTTGTTTTCGGTTTCCTGAGCTTTGCTGTTTTTTGCCATTTTAGTCCTCTATATCCAGATTAGTAATAGTTTTATTGTTTTTAATTTCCTTGATTGCGTCTATCAGTTTGAGATAGACTTCTTGTGATCTCGCCATAGAAAAATCATGTGTTTGCTTGATCCTAATTAATTTTAGTCCCTTACCTATAATAAGTCCGTTTTTTTTACGATCATATTCTATATTTTTTTGTAGGGTGTCCTCTCCCCATACGGGCAAAAAGTGAGAAGGCCCATCGACTTCTATGGCTATACTCATAGTAGGAAGAAACAGGTCTATCTGCAACTTCGTGTTCGACAAAATCTGTTCTTTATGGAAATCAACCTTATATCCGTCTGATAACAGTTTTTCTAATAAAAATTTTTCTAGCTTTGATCCTTGTTTGCTACTATCTCTAACCGCTTGATGAGCTAGAGTAAGTCTATATTTTTTTTCTTCTTCATCCAAACTATCCCAAAGCTGTTTGCTATTTTCTTGTCTTTGTTTTCTTTCTTTATTTGATAAATTATCCCAAGAAGACATTACGGCCAAGCCTATCTTGTGTTTTGTGGTGTCTGAACGTGTTGTTCCTTTTGTTGGATGTTTATGCTTACCAGAAGACAATGCATTAGATTGTGCTGCACTCTTATCCCTAATGGGTATTCCCATTTTGATTGCGTCTCTTCTAATTTTATTTGGGTAAGTAGATAATAGATCAGCAATATCTTGAAAAGACTTTTTATCTTTAAGATAAAGCTCTTTAATAAGTTCTCGTTTTTGTTGATCACTATAAGAATTATAAGCTTTGTATGACATTATTAATAGCCTCAGCGTCAAAAGACTTAATTAGGGACAGTGGTTTCTTCCAGCATATATTTATTAAATTATAAGTATCAAGATTATCTGTCAGTAGTTCTGTGCTATCATTAAGATAGATATTTGACCACACAGTAAATGGTAATTCCGGATGATCTGACCACTCTGGTTCGGTCATGTAAATTATTTGTTTTTTAGCACAAGGAAAGGAGTTTGTTAATAGAGCTGGTTTAGTACCAAAAACAAACAGTAAACCTTTAAAAAACTTTGCCTGATTCAGATGTAGTATATAGTATTTGGGATCTAGATCGACAGCATTAAATTGGTTATTAAATAATACAACATTATTTTGTCTGTTATTTTTGCAATAATCATTGATTGCTTGCAAGATAATTTTACATTTTTCAGACATATCTACATCTAATAAGTAAAAACCGATATTCATGTAAAAGTCCTAGCTTAAAAAAGATATGAGTTTCGTTGATACAAAAGTCCTGTAACAATGCGTTTCTAGTTGTTCAGAACCGATTGGGTGTGGTTTTTGAGTATATGTTGTTGTGTCTAAAATGTCTGTGATACTAGAAAATTCTAGATTGCTAATTTGACATGCTTGTGCTTCTACCGCAAAATTATCTTCAATATCTATTAGATAAGAAAAAGTATTCAGAACCATACTAAGATCAGAATTATTAAAAATACCTATATTTTGGGGATGCTTAAACTCTGGATTATTGAATAAAACTAGCGTTGATTTGGGTTGTTCTGGATATAGCCAGCTAGATAATATATTATTGTTTTTATTGTTGTCGTGTGATAATATAACAGCAACTTTATTATTTCTTTCAAGACCATAATGTTGAAAAATGTCAGAATCATACAAATGATTAAATAATAGTGATTTGTTGTGAGTATACTGAGCAGCAAATCGTTCGTTAACAACAATCTTAATGTGTGTGTCTCTCCAAAATCTTAATAGTTCTTGATGATCAATGGGCTGGTCTATCAATAATACAATTGATGTATTCTTGTGATGTTCTGTAATAAAATCATGAAATTCCTGAGTATACTCTGCAGCAGGCAAGAACACCGTTGTGGGTTTTACATTATGAAAAGATTCAAACAATTTAGTGTGCAGTGGTCGTATATCTATCTGGTATGATTCTCCTTGTAGAGAGAATAGATACTTTATCATAGATCGATATAATGGATTATTGGTATGGTGTACGAGTATGGTTTTGCTCATATGATTTTGTGCTTATCTTTGGGTCCTCTGATAATAATACAGTCGTTATTGCTATACAGGGTGTTGATACCAATGTTTAAATAATATTCGTCGATAGATTTATTTATCATTTCAAATAGAAACATATTGTCATAATACTTATCTAAGTTATTCTTGATGATCTCAACATCTTTTTTACACAGATAGACGGCGTTACACCACAGTAGTGTGCCGAGATTATAGAATATAGTATTGATTTTTTCTGTGCTGTCTAGTCCAACTCCTAATAAAGATTCGTCTTTTGTGCGATTATTTTTGCTCTTTGTTAGGACCCATGACTTATTAGGGTCATTTAATCTAAGATGTTTAATGATAATATTAGAGGTTAAAATGAATATGCCTTCATAGTTTGTTTCTGTTTGTATGGTATTTAAAAATAATTTCAATGCATACATCTGATTGGCTTGATTAAATTTATCATTAACAATAACAGAGATATTGGAAGGTATTCTTTTTTGTATTTTTTCTGAGCCAAATCCAGTAACCACATAAATATCATTATTCAGAAATAGTGAGTTTAAAGAATCTATTTGTTTGATAATAAGCTCTTCAGATTTGTTATTTTTTTTAAGTAGTCCTATGGGTCCACGAGATTTCATTCCTTTAGTAATCTCATAGGACATGACACAACATAAAGTTTTCATTTAGTCTTTTGAATAGAAACAACGGTATAGACTTGTTCATGGAATAGCTTAGAGATGCTACAATTATTTATTTGTTGCATGACTTGCTGAAATTCTTTTTCCGACCAACATGAAGATATATTGGATATAATCTCCGATAACTTTTCTCCAGTAATGTCGCCAGAAATAATCTTATTCGGCAATAAACTAGCATTTAAAAATCGCAGAGTTAAGGTCCCCTCTATGCATATTTTATTAACTAATTCTGAAAATAAAACTTGTCTTTGTCCAAAAGGCAGATAGTCCAAACAATTACAGATGATACTTCTAACAAATCCGTTAGTGATACCTCCTAGTTGATCTAGAGGAACATTTTGATACCCTTCCACAGACTGGCTGGGATGCGTTATAACATTAATTTCTTGTATCATATGATAAATACCTCTTGATGCGATAAATGTTCTATTACGTTGGACATGCTGTTTTGGAATAATTCAAAATTATAGTTATCTCTAAGAGAGAGTCTGTCGTTTTGTACTCTGTTTAGATGGTCTACTGCGTCATATTCTTGTAACAATTGCTGTGTGGATGAGATGATATTTTCTAGTGATGATGCAAAAATAACTGATTGCATATTTGATGTTCGTTGAGTGCTGTGTATAGAGTAACACCCTGCTGCAACCGCGCATAAACAATTTATCCACCCATTGTTATTTAGATCGATCACAATTTTATATTGATTAAGTATCGTATTTACTTCTGTAATATTTGAAAGGTGCAGCCCGTTAATATCACAAGAGTAATTATTGTCAGTAAAAGCCCTATGTAACGCTCTGTTAACGACATTTTGAGTGTCTCCTACAATAAGAACATCTTTGGTTCTATCGGAGCATTGTATACTATAAGAAATGTGCTTTAATGGCACCCCATACGGCATCACCATAGTCTTATTTTGTATTTGCCAATCTTTAAGTTGATTAGCGTCAAAAAATATCTTTGTATGCTTATGTATTTTGCTATTAATAATGGCTCTGTCTTCTTTTTTAAGATTATTAGGCTTATGAGCATGAAATATTAGTAGACTATTAATATGAAAAATTTGAGCTAAATTATTTTGTACATAGCTCATTGGATTTTGACTGATATAAAGGTTATAGCCATATAGATCAACATACGATGGAATTAAGGATTTAGCATTATCGGCATTGTATCGCATGTTGTCTGGATGAATGACATAAAAATTATAGTTTGGATTAACCAAAAACATTATGTGATCAAAAATAGTAGCAGAGGGTTCTACTATTGTATTGATGGTATCTGACAATGTTTGATGGAGTACATTGACCATAGATAGACTTAGATGCATATATTCTGTCCTATTTGTGAGTAAGAGAACTTTTCTATGGATAATATTCCTGCTTGTCTTTTAGCTTGCCAAGCATCTTGATCTTTACGATACATATGGTAGGCTTTTTTCATGGTCTCTATCATAGAGTAAATATTTGGCTGATACCAGTACTCATGAGCATTATATATATCAAAATCATTAGAGAGTGTTCTTTCTGATGTCACCACAGGCGTTTTATGACTATTAATGATAAATCCGTTTTGGTTATTTATAAAGTCTATCATTCCGGTATGATCTGTAACCATAGGAACATTACCGAAACACAGGGCTTCCGCAGCAGGTCTGCAAAACGCCTCACCTTTTGATGCAGACACGAAGCAGTCACATGAGTCGTGTAGAGACATCATATCGTTGTCTGACAACCTATGTGTAATCACTACTTCTTTGTTGTTTACGGAGCCGATGTTCATCTTTCTTTTAAGGTCAGCTATGTCTTGCATAATAGATTGATATGACTGCTGGTGGTTAAGTCCTGGCTTATTGGTTTTGATAACTAAACTAACGTTATCATTTATGTCAAAAGCCAAATTAAAGGCTAACACAATATCTAATAAATTTTTTCTTTCTATATATTCACCAATTGTATAAAATTTGAACGATCTAGATGTGATAATGTCGAAAGGAAATGGCTTTTGGGTGTTATTGGATATATGGTTTTTTATTGCTTCGGTATTTAGAGATTGGGAGATAACTCTGATCGGAATTTTAATACCAGAGATTTTAAGACTGTGTGCTTCTTGGTTAGAAGGAACACAAATTTCGCTCATTCTGTTGATCAGATGTATGCTATTGGAGTGGGATATATTGTTGGTTTCTAGGGTGAATATGCCAACATTCTTAGTAGTAATATTTTGCGGAACCAAGCAATGAGGTAATGTTTTTTGGAAAACAACATCATATGTTTTGTATATGGAGTTTTCATATGACAACAAGTCATCGTCTAGCTTTTCTATCAAATTATTGGCTAAGTAGATTGGACGAATAGAAAGATTTTTTGTCTGTGTTGCTATAGACCTTATGTAATCTCTGGTGGCGGCGCCCCAGCCATCATTTTGTCTATATGGTCCGATAAACAAAGCGTTCATTTAGTGTTATCTTTCATGTGTGCGTAAGAAATATAGTCTTCTGGAGAGAGTGATCCAAGATTATTTTTTGCCTGTATGGCAGTATTATGATTGTTGATCATTACGTTTAGCGAGTTCTTTACCTGCTCTAGTCCGTATGGCTGAATTTGTAAGCCATTAAGAGTAAATCCGTAATCTGTATCTTTGAGCATATTTAACAGAGACATTGAGCTTATGATCTGGTGTTGGGGCATATGTGTTGAAACAGCCGAGGTTATGATGTCGTAAGCATTGTCTCCATCTAAATTATTAATATTGTTCATTAATGGAAGATTCGATGACCACTTGCCTTGCATACCACTGAGCGTAATATGATCAAAATAATTTTCCCATTGTTTAGCTATGTTATCCCAGTTATAGTGCTCCTCTGTTAATTTTCTGGTTTCATGTCTTTTTTGTTGTTTCAGGATATCAGGCAAAGAAATGAAGTCGGTAATGATTTGCTGAAGGTGCTTATTATCTGGATAAACGCGTATTGCTTTGGTTTCAAGTTCTTTAAAATATTGATTAACTCTAACTGGGTATCCATTAAGTTTTCTAACAACATCAGACATTGCACTATAATCTACTGATGCTATGGGTACCCCCGCTGCTGCTGCTTCAACCTGTGGCATACCAAATCCTTCACATATGGCATATTGTACATATAAATCGAAGCAGTTAATAACTTGATTGAGATTTTCTTGTTGTAGTCCATTACTAACATTTGGCATAGAAAGAGACCTATTGCCACACTTAGGACAATATGTTACAGGATGACTAAAGAGTTTTGGTCTGAAAAATCCACAACTTTTACATGAGTATGTGAATAAAACCCTGTTTCCTATCTCATATTCTTTTAGTAACTGTGGTATATCCCAACCCGCATCTGGATAACTAGTATGCAAGTATATGTAAATATTGTTAGCCAAATCATTATTTTGCTGATAAAGATTATTGATAAGAGACTTAACAGCAGAAAATAGCTCGGGAATTAATTTGCGTTTTTGGTTACGCATAACTGATCCAATCACAAAACTGCCCGGAGCAATACCCAGAGATTGTCTAAGATTATCTCTGTTAGGGATTGGATGAAAAATATTAAGATCAACACCCGGAGACGTTGTAGATATGTAATTAATTTTGTTGTTGCTTTGCTCTAAGAGAGTGTCACGACCAAAGTCTGAATAAGTAAAAATAGCATCTGCATGTAAAAATGTGTCAATCCAGTCTTCTTGTTGAGGCGAAGAGTCTACTGTGGGCATAAGAACCCAGTGAAAAAATGGTCGTAAAGGAGAGAATTGCTGATATGAATTCATCCAGTAATCTCTAACATCTACAACAACATCTGGCTGAAAATCCAATAAAACTCTCTCAAATCTCCATCTACCAAATTGATTTTCTAAAGAATTGTTATACTCTTTATGTCTTGGATCATTTTCGTCTACAGCATTAGCATAATATCTCCACAAAATAGAATGGTCTTTAGGATCATTAACCTTGCCGTAGCAAGCAAATTCTGCGATCTCATATTTGTTGGTGGCATGAAGACGACTTAGAATTTCTTTAGCATAAGTTCCGAATCCAGAGCTTAAAAAGCTAGCCTCAGAAACCATCAATATTTTGAGTTTTTTGTTTTGTGTCATGTCTTTATTTGCGTAGAAATTGGGGGGCGACTAAACACCCCCCATTTCATCTATTGTCCTATGCTCTGATGATAATTAAAAAGCAACCGTTTCAGCTTCGCTCTTGTCTAGACTTTTGTCTGTACGATTTCTTGAGAGCTTGGTAATCTTTGAAAAGTTATTAACTCGGACTTTCAAAGAATTATGCTTAACGCCATCCTTTTCCCAAGAGTCGTTTCGTAGCGAACCTTCTACCATTACTAGGTCTCCCTTTCTAAAGGAGTCCCCTATTATCTCAGCACCACTATCCCATGCTTCACATGGCACGAATGTGGTAACCTTATCCTTTTCTCCATTTGCCTTAGTATATTCACGAGAGACTGCTACAGTAAAGTTTACTACAGAAGTTTGCTTACCATTAATAGTCACAACACGTACTTCAGGATCTCTAGCTAAATTACCGCGCAGAATATTAATATTCATTTGTTTAAATCTCCTTGTAAAGAAAAATCCAAAAACCAAACATATTCTATCATATGTCGTCGTTCCATTGTGTCAAGTTCTAGGAATATAGGCTTTTTGGACAACGAGTCCATCCTTGCTCTTTGTTTTGTTCCCTTTGACAATAATAACATTGTTCTGAAAAAGAATGTTTCGAAATTCTTTGTAAGCCTCTGGAAAGAAAATAACGCTGTCTATCACTCCTGATCCGTCGCTCATCGAAACAAAGGCCATTTCCGCACCAGGATTTTTGCCTGATTTTGTTTTAATGATACTGATAGTGTCTATTTCTCCACACACAATAATATTATCAGTATTTAACATATTATGAAAGTCTTTGCATGTTGCATTAGTCATAGAAATATCATACATATCTACTTTAGAGCAAGTGATGCTGCAGCCCAGTATTTCTTCTTCTGAGTCGGCTATCCATTCCGGGCTGTCCTGAAGAGAATACGGGGGCTTATTAAAGGTTTGTATAATAGTATTAATGGTCTGGCTTCTTTTATTAGTTAGTCTATGATTATGGAATAAATCCAGCAATGCGTCGTTTAAATTTTTATATCGATCCGCTCTATCACAAATAAAACCGCTTTCTTTTTTGGTTAATTTCCCCAATAGTTCATATTCGAAAAGCATTGATGTTCTGCTTTTCTTTAGAAAAGACAATGAACCAGACTTGATTAATGATTTAGCTGATATAGAATTAATATTCAATAAAATTTTACATGCAAATTCTAACCAAGACACAGTATCAAAATCTATATGTTCTTTTTTTATAAGTTCACATAGTTTGTTATATACCGAATCGCCGAACCCTTTGATATCTGTGAGACCAAAATAAATATGGTTATTTTTGAGAACAAAAAATTTATTCATATTTCTAATGTCTGGCACATAGACGCCTATATCCATTGCGTTAGCGTTTTGTATCAGTTCTTTAATTTCTGCCTTAGGATCAATTTTATCTTTCGCAAATCTTAGGTACGAAGCAAAAAATATCCTAGGAAAATGAGCTTTTGCGTAAGCAGACAGATAAGCATTAACAGCGTAGGAAACAGCATGACTTTTGTTAAAAGAATATCTTTGGCTTTTTTCTATCCATCCGAAAATTTCTTCTGCTTGTTCAAAGGAAACGACACCCAGTTCTTTGGACCCATTCAAAAACTTAGATTTTACTTTTGCCATTTCTTCTGGTTTCTTTTTACCAATAGCTTTACGAAGCATGTCTGCTTCTTGTAGATTAAAACCAGCTATATTTTTTGCAATCTCCATTGCCTGTTCTTGATATATCATCTCTCCATAGGTTTTGCCAAGTGTTTCCTCTAGTGCTGGATGATAATAGTCTATAGATTCCTGGCCATTTTTTTTATCTATGTAGTGGTTGGACACAGTTTTTCCGTCTCTTACGGCTTCCAAGCATCCTGGTCTCAGAATACTGATTAGGGCAGATAGCTCTTCTATGTTTGTTGGCTTAAGTTTTTTAGCCATAGATCTACCTAATCTAGACTCAAGCTGAAAACAACCCTTAGTATTACCATCTCCTATAAGTGCCCAGGTTTTGGAGCAATTAAAATTGATAGGGTTATGAACAGGATCAAAGTCTATTTTATCCGAGTCATTATCTATGGTGTTGAAAGAACAACCGCAAGAATATTGTAGTTTCTTTTTTTTATTGGGATTCTGTGTAGATATCATTATTATGAAGCAAAAGCGTTTTTAAACTTAATTTTTTGTGACAAATTTCGGTGGAGTCTCAAGAATCTTATCAAGATTTCTGCGCTGTCTTGTATATCCTTAGCTGCATCGTGTGCTCCTTCTTTTGAAATTCCAAAATATTCTCTTAAAGAATCAAGAGTATAATTTTTAAGGTCATTATTATTTTCAAACCAATAGAATATTAAATTCATAATATCAACAACATCTCTTGGATAGAACAGATTTGTTCTGTCTTCTTTGTTGGTGTTTCCATATTTTTTGCTGAGACGATCTATAATATGTAAATCAAATCGATATATATTGTAACCAGAAGCTATAGGTGCAGAAAACTGGCTTTTTTTAGATGCTCTGGTATGATACTTCTCTAAGTAATTAACAAACATTGACCAGGAATGTTCCTGAGACGGATATTTTTTCCATTCTTGCAGAATATCATCTTTTGATGATCCTTTTACCTTCGCATGAAAATCTAATATGTCTGTAGTATACTGGTAATTGTCATCTTTTTCTAAAACTTCTGGCTTGAAGTAAATATTAAAATCAGAGTTAGGAACAATATCCAGCTTAATCGGATCTATCATAATAGCAGCAAGTTGCACTGGACTACACTCAAAAGGATTAGACCCGTCGGTTTCAAAATCGAAAACACAAATTTTGTTGTAATTAATCATTAGTCTTTAACTTCAACTTCTGTAATAGGGATAACCTGAATCTTAGTTTTGGGTTCTGTTACGGTTTCTGCATTCAAAACCTTGCAGCACGAAATTCTATCTTCTGTAACTTTTACGTATTCAACATTATTAAGAGTAAAAGTGGTTCCTACTGGTATATCAAAAAATTTTTTAATTGACATATATTTTAACTCTCCTTATTTTTTAATAGGTCTGAGATACACATGATTTTATCTAAATATGCTATACCCAATATATCAAATTTAATAACCCCTATAGCTTCGAGGTCTTGCATTTCCATTCCGGCAATAAGCTGGTCGTTTTTAGCATCATAAACCATAGGACACACATCAGATAAAGGCTCTGCTGAAATAGCAATACCGGCAGCGTGTTTGGATTGATTGGATTTTACTCCTTCTAATCTTATAGCCTGTTCGAATCTTTTTGCAAGTGGTCCTTGTATTTCGTTGTTATCGTCTACATAACACCATTCTTTTAGCTTATCTGGCTGGTTTTCTAATGCCCATCTAACGATTGATGATTCTCCTGTTTCTTCCTTCATTTCTTGAAGCTCGTCTGCTATCTTGGCTTCGTCTGGAATATTTTTAGTGATTTGGTTCATTTCATCAAATGATATGTTGCCATATACTCTTAGAACATCTTTTAATGACCCTCTACCTTTGATGGTATTGAATGTAACCATTTGAGAAACTTTATCTTGTCCATATTTATCTTTGATATATTGTATAATTTGTTCTCTTTTATTGATCGGAACGTCTACATCAATATCGGGCATTGAGATATGGTCAGCAGAATTTCTACCAGAATTGTAAAATCTGTCAAACAATAGATTATACTGTATGGGGTCTATGTTAGTAATACCAATCAAATAAGAAACAAGACACCCAGCAGCACTACCTCTGCCGGGTCCAGGCAACCACCCGTTATCTCTAACATAATTAACGATATCCTGCACTATCAAAAAATAACTACTAAGATCAGCACCCTGCAAAACATCTAATTCATATTTAATTCTGTCTACATATTTTTGATGTTCTTCTTTTGGAATAACATTAGCTATTTTCTTTTTCCATCCTTGGCGACATAGTTCCCTAAGATACTCTGCGTCGTCCATATTATTAGGACATTTAAAAGGAGGCAATCTTGGCTTACTGATAATATCATAATCTTCGATAAGATTAGCAACATAGTTAGTATTTTCTATCTCTATAGGTTCGTGTAGTGCCGACATTTCTTCTTGAGAAAGAATGTGGTAATTGTCGGAATAAAAAAAACAACCCATGGCTATGTCTTCATTATTGATAAGTTTAGAGTTGACCTCAGAAAAAGTCGTTTTCAGATTGTTACATAATAAAACCCTTTGATCAACAGCGTCTTCTTTGTTGCAGTAATGGGCATCTGGGGTACAAATAACTTTGGTTGATGTCTTTTTACCAAGTTTTCTAATGGCGTCTGTTAATACTTTTTGTACAGGCAAATTGTCTTGGTCCATCAATTGTGCTTCTAAAAATAATCTATCATCAAAGATAGACTTTAAAGTATTTATATGCTCTATTCCGATTTTTTCCCAGTTATCGACAAGCTGATCTTGTTCTATGATAAGGTCAGCAAGTGTTGAACCAAGATGTCCTGTTATACCAATAAAATTACTATGAGATATGACCGATAGAGTTTTTATATCGAGTCTAGGTTTATGATAATAAAATTCGGGTCTATTTGATTCTGAAACAAGTTTGATTAGATCCTTCCATCCTTGATAATTTTGGGCTAAAACTATAAAATGACTTAGTTTTTTGTTCTCTTTGGTTTTAATAGAGGGGTGTTCTTTGCAAATATATAATTCGCAACCCAAAATTGGTTTAATTCCGGCCTTTTTCATAGCGAGATAAAACTTAACCGCTCCAGCTATGTTTCCGTGATCCGTGATGGCACATGCTGTTGCTCCTATCTCTTTGCACCTATCAGCCATTTGTTCAGGTTTTGAGAGTCCGTCCAAAAGAGAAAACATGGAATGACAGTGAAGTGGTATATAGTTCATTCTACGCTTCCTGGTGCCTTGTACTGACCCACAGTATAACCTGGGCGAGTGTATTCGTCAATGACTGTTTTAACGCCTTTTAGAGAAATATCGTGATGGACTTGCTCACATTTTGTCATAAATTGACCGTTGGGTGTGACTTGGTTATCTCTGTATTCTATAATGGGCAGAATATTGGTATTTTCAAACGTGCTTTTGCCGAAATGACATAATTTAGTACATTTCCAGGTCTTATTAAGTCTAGGTATTTGTGTGTTTTTGATAGTTTCAAATTTTTGTTTTAGCATCATTTCTGTTTGATATAGATCTGACTTGTCAAAACAGATCGAAAACATACCTCCATCGTTAATAAAATTAATCGATACAATAACATGATCTATATCCGGATACAGATGCTGAATTGCATAATGATATATTCTTAACTGAGGATCATTTTGTAGTTTTTCTGGAGTTTTTTCTTGTCCTGTTGCCCAATCCAGTCTTCTTCCTGTTTTATAGTCTATGATTTCTAGTGTGTTATCATTAACCTTTGTGATTAGATCTATGGTTCCTTTAATTGCCAGATGGCCCGACATAACACCGTCTGGAGTATCATATTTATATGCAGACCACGGCCTCTTAATTTCTATATCAAAATGTTGTTCGGGCTGAACTATATGGTGGTTTCTTGGGTCGAACATACCATCATTATAATTAATTGCTTTATAAATCCAGCTATGACAATCCTTGTAGTCCCTAGTCTCCCATATGTGATGTGTAAATTGTGATGTATAGTGTTTGTATACTTGGTCTATAATAGTATCCAAATTGTAGGTATTAACGTTTACTAATCCTATTATATCATCTTCAAATGTTTCGTTATTATTTTGTTGGTTAAGTTTGATAAAAGCTAATATTTCTAATGCCTTATGGCATATTGTGCCTTTATCAGCCTTTTTCCCGGAAGGAGACCTGTTGCCTAATACATACTCTAAAAAATATTGCATTTCACACATAGAATGGGTATTATAGCTAGAACTACGCAGATAAGCAATAATCATGGTAAGACTTTAATGGTTTTTAGGTATTGTATAGCCAGAAAGTTTTGATCATCTATAGACAAATTAACATTGTCTAGCACGTAATCAAAATTTGAAGGATTATAATTTGTTGGATCCAAAGCTGTTTCACTAATATGATCAGAATTATGTGGGTTTCGTGTTAGTTTTATAACAGTACCACCAGCATTTTTTATGGCCTCAACCTCATTTGGAAACCGACAGTCTGCTATAACAGCATAATCATGGTTTTCTGTTTTTATTTTAGTAACAGTGGCATCCGCCCAAACATTGGGTTTCATTTTGCGAAAAATGTCAGTTCCAACAAATTGCATAACTTCCCTAGCCGATAATCTTTGTTTATTCCACACAAGATCTGTTGGTTGATTTTTTTCTTCGTCAGTACCATAACACTGATTATATGTTAATCCCAGTATATTAATACAGACATCTTGTTTGAGAGGATCAGCAAAATTGTATAGTTTAATACTGTCTTTGAGAGATGTTTGATTTATATGTCTAATAATAGCTTCAGCACATGTGGTTTTACCAGACTGTTTTCTTCCGGCAAAAGCAATGATTGTATTCATATTTTGCTTTCTATGTATCCTACTATTTCTGTAGATATTTGTTCTTGCGTCATGTCTCCAACATCTGATGCTGTGATAGTTGGAATAAATACTCTGTATGTTTTATGGCATTTAGCCTTAATTTGTTCTGCTGCTTGCCTGCCAGCATCATCATTATCTGTTAAGACTATTATAGTCATTGCTCCTGAAGAGTCCAAAATAATTTTTTGTCTATCACTCATTGAAGAACCGAATATGGCTACACTGTTATGAATATGATTTTCTTCTAATCTCCAAACATTCCCTGGACCTTCAACGATAATAACATACCCAAGCTTAGATATAAAATCTTTTGCATACCAGTAGTTATATAGAGTATTCTGACTTTTAAAGTTGGAGCTATGTTTCCATTTAGGATAAAGCCATCGTTTTTCTTTATCTGGACAACTATTGTTTTGATCGTGATAACAACTACAATGGGCACATTTTTCGAATATGCTTCTTCCTGTACATCCGATCAGATATTCATGATTATCATCATATATGGGTGCTACTACCCTATTATACATTTCTTTTTTGGGATTATTACAAAATCCTATATCATACTTATTAAGTATATCTTCTGAATACCCTCTATTTAAATAGTATTCCGCCGGTATATCCAAAGACTTACGTACTATTGCCCTAGATATTCCTCCTGTGGGTGTTATTATTGGTTTATTATTTCCAATATATTGAACAGCAGTTGTGAACGATTGCTTATTTCTTGATAATTTAGATATTTTGATATCATTGAGGTCTGCCTTTAAAAAAGAAGTAGCATAATTAACAGCTTCTTTGAAAGAACATGTTTTATCTCCATCTTTTTCCCATCCGTGCTTACGATGAGACATGACACCCCTAATAAACCCTATGATAGAGCTTTTGAAAACTTTTTCACATCCATGTGTGCGACATTTCCAGTTGCCTCTATAGGAGTCTCCCTGAGTATATAGGTTCAATGCTCCTATATTATCTCCTCCATGAATAGGACAACTCATGGACACCATTTTGGGACCATTCTTGTATTGTATATCCAAAGACCCCAAAAGGTCTTCAATATTATCACACAGTTGATCACATACAACTTTGAGTTTAGCTTGATCATTCAAACGGGATTGTTTGTTCATTGTTATCATATTCAGAGTCTACAATAAAGCCATCGTTTTGTTGTTTAGCGCCGCGAGAGATTTCTATTCTGGTTTTACCTTCTGTAATTTTAGCACACCAACCCTTCATGTGGCAGTTAATATAGTCATTATCGTCTAATCCACCTCCATGTCTTGAGATCAAAGGCACAAGTTTTCTATTGCCGTTCTCAGGTCCGTCTTCAGAGATTTCTTCAGGAGTTTTTCTTTTGAAAATACTGAAGTTACTACAAAGCCAAATAATTCTGTCGGAACCACTAGCAGTATCTGTACTTTCTTTAGTAATACCGTCTCTATTCAGCTGTACAAATGCAACCACAGGAACCTTGTATCTTGTTGCAAAGTTATGCAGGGATGTCATCATGAATCCCAAAACCTGATATTCTTTTAGGTCTTGGCTAATTCCGGCACTATCCATTAGTTTCAAATAATCATAAAAAATAACACAGTCTTTTGCTGTTCCATCATCATTGAGTCCTACTTCTTTGACTAACCATCTTCTCATAATAGACAATTGGTCCTCAAATGATTTACCAGCAATAGATTTATAATATAGTTTTGTATTCTTCAATTGTTGAACGGCTTCTTGTATTTTTGTTTGTTGATTTGGTGTTTGTGTAAATTTACCTGTTTCTATGTTCGAGATTTCTATCTCGGTCATCATTGCTAGTACTCTGTTAATATGATCTTCTTTGGTCATTTCAGTATCCATATTTAATACTGGTATTTGTAGCTTATTAGCTATATGAAAACCCATATTGTCAGATAGTAGGGTTTTGCCTACTTTTGGTCGAGCCGCTATAACATTGATAGTGCTTTTCCTTAGCCCTCCCCCTATAGCTTGATCATATACTGGAAAACCAGTAGGAATACCAACTTGATCAACTTTATTAGTAGACAAATACTCTATATATTCTTCTATATCGTCCCCTATTGACGCAGGATTACTATCTGTATCGTTCAAGAGAGAAGTAAAGTCAAAAATGGTATCTTCAGCAATGCTAATAATCGATCCAATAGTTTCATTGCCTGTAACGTCTAAAATTTTATCTTGAGCATTTTCTAGCTGCTTACGTAAAAGCCTAGCTATTTCTAGCTTACGAATTTTAGCAGCAAACTTTCTAACATTGTCTAGATTAACAGGAAAGTCAAAAATAGCTTTTAGGTGTTGGACCTCTTCTTTTTTTGACACTATATGACTTAGATTAAGTTCTTCTGCTGTAGAAAAAATTGCAGCTATATCTATAGATATATTCGCATTCTTTTCAAAAATATTTTTAAGACATTTGTATATAATACTATTACTATCAATAGTAAAAGTACTATCCTGAATAATATCCGCAATATCTAAGTAAGCATCTTCACCATACTTACATATACCAGCTAATACAGCTCTTTCAGCTGATGGGTCAGAAAGAATCATTCTTATCCGGCGCTCCTAGCACACTTGTTGCATTTGTATCTTTCGGCTGTGTCTGTTAATAACATAGGATTGATGGTCTCTTGTTTACCACACACTCTACAAACCACGCGCATGGGAGTAAATTCTCTGAGTCTAGGTGTTGGCTCATGCACACAAAGCAATTTGTCTATTTTGGTATCTTCTTTATGCATCCTAGACTCCATCATACTATCAAACTTATTATTGTGATCATTATGTTTACTTGGCTTGCTTGATATTTTTTTGGTATCTGTTCTGATGGTATGTACGGGCTTATCTGCCCCATCTTCTTGGGATACTTCTTCGCTAGATGTATTTGACTGCGAAACCTCAAGCATTGATTGTAGCAAAGATATCATCTGTTGTATCTGTTCGGGTTTAAGATCCATGTTTCACCTTTGTTCTTGCTATAGTAAGAATAATGTCAGACAGATTTTTAATTGAATTGGCTATATAAGACAATCTATCAGACCTTTGTTTGGCATACTTTTTGATTTTATTCAGAGCATTGGCTTTTTCATTGTGCTTGATGGCTTGCATAGATTTTTCTATATAGCCGTATCCTTTGTAGTTATTGATATCATCGGCAATAACTTCTTTAATGGTTTCATCAGCCCAGTTGTAGCGAGCTATTTCTCTGTTAATAGTTCTTTGTATATGAAAAGCAAACTGTCCGAGCCTATAAGCTATTTGCATACAATCTTCGGGCTGCAATTTCTCTATAACGTCCCGAGACATTACCAAATATTCTTGCAGCTCAGCTTCTGGCAAAACATCGGATATATATGTAGATATACCAATATTTTTTTCATATTCGTCTAAAAGAACATCCCAATTTTGTAATTCTTCTTTGGTAGTTTTAGTCATTTAATAT